GGCGTGTAAACAGCAGATCTGCCTCTGAGGCTTGGGGACTACCGCTGGGATGGTTGTGAACGACGATCACTCGTGCGGCACTGTAGCGTACCGCCCAATGAAAAATCTCCCGTGGGTGAGCGATCGATATAAATAGCAGTAAATACCAATAAAAATACTCTCAAACAAAATTAATTAAGCGGGACGAATACTAAACATAAGACAGAGGTTTATGTTATTAAAACACGGTTTGCTGCACTTAAATTGCCCGATCACCCTTTACAAAGAGAACGAATGTTCGTATAATTTCGGTAAGGAGTGATCGATATGCAAATACCGTTAGCGCATCAAAGAACTTATGCACTAGAAAGATACTACTACGAGTTTATTGAACGGATGGGCCCAGCTCACCTGCTATATGAACAGTTTGCTAAGACTATGCAAAATTTTGGTAAGCCGTACTTTACCGTCCCCAGCAGTTATAGCGGATATTCGGAAGAACTGGCGTTTGTATTCAAGATCGATGGCGAAGATTATTTATTCGATCATGTTAGGACACAAGACAAGATACTTCGAAAATATGATTCTAGCATTAAGTATAGGCCCGGCGGTAACTGATATGAACATAATCAGTCAATATGAGCAGGGCTACCCATCTTTCTCTGAGTTTATAAATGATTTTCCGGACAGTATTTCTGAGTCACAGGAAGCTTTATACGGCGCAAAATGTGTCGAGTTTTATGTTGCTGTCGCATTAGGTAAAACGGATTGTCGCTATTATGTACAAGCTTACGGAGGCGATTGTTATGAAATCGATGAAAGGCTATGTATCGAAGATACGCGTGTTGAAGATGAGCAAGACCCCTTTGGTGCGGTTCTCGCTTGATGGAGTTAACTGTTTGATTGCAACACACAGTTTGAACTTCCTAGCTGATGTGGACGAGGGGATGCAAATTGTTGTGTCTGGTGAGTATAACAGTCGGAAGCAGTTTGTTGTGAAAAAATATTCGGTGATTGGTAAGACGAAGATCATGATTGATTTTGAGACAATAAAAAAGGCTGCCTACTCGAATTAGAGTAAGCAGCCTTTTTAATAAGCTATTTTTCTATCAGAACGGTGACCGCCCAGCATTTAGATCACGCTGAATTGCCATGACTAACTGACTTTGCGGCGCACTGATAAATCCATCTGCAGTAGTACCTTTGGCACGCTGCATCGCAGTAATTGTTTGCGGACCACATAAGCCATCTTGTTTAATACCAAGACGTCGTTGCGTGTCCCGGATGAGGTTTGATCCTTTCAACGTTGTATCAAAAATAGCAGCATGGATATTTTGATTCTGAGCTTGTCGCCACTGATGACTGATGCGTCCATCTTGAATCTGCATCTTAGTTACTTCTTGCCAACGTCTCGCCGTTAACGGTCCAAGCGATCCATCAACTGCAAGTTGTGTCGGTTGGGTTGGTGCTGGTGTGGGCGTAGGGCTAGGAGTTGGCTGTGGTATAGGTGTTGCTACTGTAGATCCACCACCATTGCTTGATCCTCCGCTAGAAGTGGAATAGCCCATCGCTTTCAAGGCTGCATTGACTGCATCATCCATTTTTTCGCTTAGAATATCCATGTCCCGCTTGCTATCAATAAAGCCCCACTCGATCAGCACAGCGGTACCAACAGACGCTCGGATCACGTAAAGAGACGTGGTAGCTTTTGCCCCTCTGTTTACCCATCCTGTTGCTTTACAAACTTCATTACAGATTGCTTGTGCTAGTTTTCGTGCTGTTTCATTTCCTGCAAAGTACCAAACTTCAAAACCATTCGCTTGGCCATTAAATGCATTCAAGTGGTGGCTGACATGAAAGCTAATACCTACACGATTCATTTTTGCAACAATATTTACTAGGTTAGCATTGGCAGTAGTTCCAGCGTCATCCGTGCAGTCAACTGCCTTAGTCACTTTGATAAATTTTTCGTGAATTGTTTGTGCAACTTCATGTTCTCTTAATCCGTTGCCGGCAGCCCCCGGTGTGCGGGCACTATGACCACGGTGTGAGGTTGAGTTATTGTATTTTGTCATTTCTTATTCCTCCATCCCTACATAATAAAAATCATCGATTTTTTCAGTTGGATCATCTGTCTTTTCACGTTGTTTGAGCTCAAATTTAAAAGAAGCTGGTTTGTTTTCTTTGGTAAAAGGCGCAATTAATTGGTAAATGGTGCCGCCGGTATGGTGCATAGTGTGTGCCGCATCTTCTACCGGATCTACTTCCTTCACAATTTCTGGTGTTGCTACTGCCTCAAAATCTTTGATAAACTGCTCTTTGTTTCTCATAATTTTTATCCTCCTAATTTTTAAGCTTTGATAGCTTTGTTTTCCCATTTTTTATACGCATCAAAGTAGTACTCATCTTTGTCACCGTTGTAAGTGATCTCGTAGTACATCCCATCAAATAGCTTTGTGCTCAGTAGTGCCTTGTTGTTTTGCAGTGCCTTAACTTGCCAAACAATAAAAACGTCATCCGGTGCAATCTCTTTGTGATCACTTTTATCCAAGTGATCATTGGTATAACTGGCTACTAGTTCTCGACATTTGTCACTAAATTTCTTCTCGTCCATGTTGATTCCTCCTAAATTTTGGTATAGAAAAAGATCAGCCCTTCGACTGATCTTGATTCTCATAGATTGTATTTTCTGTTTCTGACTGACCATCGCCATAGTCCGGTGGATCATCGCTATGAATCAAATGATCCCCTTGGATCACAAATTGATGTCCTAGTACGGCAGCACCTGTCACTAGCACTGCCTGCACGATGTGTTCTGCCGTGTAACCACCAAGTAAAAGTGGTGTAAAGATTAAACTAATTGCCAGCAATAAAAAAGGAATCCATTCAGTTCTTAGGATCCTTGCATGCTTAACAAAATACCCGATGATCCATAATGCAAGGATCATCACAAGCCCTTCTTCGATGATAAACTGTGTAATGCTCATTTTCTTCCTCCAATCATGTTAAATAGCGTTTTAATCTGCTCTTTTATGGTTGCTAACTCTTTTCCGAATTCTGATTGCTTGTCTTGAATATCCTTAAGCGAACCATTTAAACCATCAATTGATTTGTTTAATGCTTTAAGTGTCTTCCTCATATCTGCGAAGGCACTATAATACTTGGTAAAACCAAAGATTATAGTGCCTGCTAAAGAAGCGATCGCGATCCATTCTGTTACTGTTAGTGCGTCCATCCTATCACCTACCTAGTTCAATTCTTCGATTGGGTTTCCTAGTTCGTGGTTCTCCTCTAATTCGTCAATCACATCATGGACCACTTCCTCAAATTCGCTGTCATCTTTTGCATCGACGACCATCATATTCACATCGTCCATCCGCAGCTGGTGCTCTTCTAACTCACTTACAGCCTCATGCCAGTACTCTCGGACATATTCCGTAAAGGCACCTTGTTTATGTGACTGTCTAAGTTCAGTTAAAAATCGTTCCGTATCTATTGCCATCAGATATCCTCCCCTAAGAATGTTGTGCCAACATTTAGCCATGCACCTACAAATTGAACTGCAGCGTACGTAAAACTGGTTGTAGCTCCCCGATACCGAGCCATATAGATTTCGCCAGTTGGATCGATCTCCATATTAAAAATGGCTGTCCCTGATCCGGCCATAACCCTGTTAACTGTCTTTTTTGGACGGTACCCGACGGGAAGCCTAGCCATGAGTATTTTCTCGGTTCCAGTTGTTGAGATTGCTTCGGTGTTTGCAATAGCCCCGCTTAATGCCACAATATTCCCTGTTCTTTCTACCTGACAATGCCAGATACCATTATCTGCACTGTAACTAATAAACCTCCGGTCGAAAGTAGGACTTATTGCTGGCAGTGAGTTATCTTTTTCTAATCGCTCAATGCGCGCTGTCGTGATGTCTGTGTTGGCTTCATAGATATGCAGCTCTCTGATTCTTAGAACAGTTGCCGGCTCAAGCCAAATCGAGAAAGCTGCAAAAGTGGTTAGCTTGATTGTTCCTTGGATCCAAACCGGGGAGGTATTTTGCAATTCAAATTTAATGTTTTCCCCGTTTACAGTTCCAATCTCGATTTGTTTTCTAACAGATGCCTGATCTGTATTTACAAACATCGCTACATTGTAAGACCTTCCTATCGCTAGACTCAATGGTGGTGTTGCCCAATAAACTCTTCCTTTGGTTACGGTTGTATTATTCAAGACGACACCATTTGCATCATACGTCATTGCAAAGCTTCCTTCGTTAAACGGACGTGGTTCTCGTTTTTGAAAATCTGGGTCAGGGAACTGATTCGTGAGGCGGATCGTATTCTCTTCGAGCGCTTGGACTTTTTGTTGGGTCTCAACTAAATTTCTTCTCAATGCGACTTCTTCAGGTGCTGGAGACCATCCAAGATATTTTTTACCTTCTACTATTGAAAATTCTTTTATTCTAAAGGCGCAGATCGTATTTTCGCCGATTGCAATAGTAATTTGAGGTTGATTTGCCCAAGTACCAGGACGTGTGGTACCTGTCCCTGTTACTAATTGCCATTCACCAACCTTAGACCAATCGATCGTTCCCAGCGGCGCATCTAATGCAGCCCCGTTATTTGTCCGTAGAAATGCAGTGCTGCTACTTGAACTTCCTTGAAGCGAAAATGACTCAACGTAAACCATCAAACCTAATGTATACTCTGTGTTCGTTTTAAACCTATCATCAATTGCATTTCTTGAGATAGTTACTCTTGTTGATGTTGCCGCTGACTTGACGACACGCGTATATTCCCCTGTGAATGTAGCTGTTAAGTGCGGACTAACTGCCCATCCATGGGCATCACTATAAAATGAGCTGTTCGGTACTAAATTACGTGCTGTCATTTCCAAGTCACTTTTTAATGCGAGCTGATCTGGGTTTGGCATCCAGTCTCCACCCACATTACCTAGGCCGTAAGAGACATTACGTACAGTAGGAATGCGTCCAGTGTCATATGTGCCAAAAAAGGCAAGTAAGGATCTCGTCTCAGTATCAAAGGAACCAGCTTTTTTGGGTTTAAACGTGATGCTAAACCTTTGGTACTCAGTTGTTACATTTAAAGGATGACGACCAATATCATACTTAGCGGCACTACCATTTTGCGAATACACTTGTATTGTCCCCGGAATAGCAGCTTTCAAATCGAACGAGACAGTGTACTCTCTATCCATGCCGTACTCATTGATTAGCGGGGCGAGGTCCCAAGAAGGGTGATTCAAAAATTCACTCCTACTATTTTGCTCAATGTGAGAATCAATCAAATAGTTACGAGTTGCAACTGAGATATTACTCAGCAATGCCTCGATTTCATTTTTTACAGTGGTCAGTCTATTCTCCAGCTGAATGACCATCTGCTTAATTCCTGCAATCTCACTGTCGAGTGAAGTAAACTTGTTTTGTGCATCTTGCAAAAAGCGATTGATTTGCGCCTCAAGATCAGCAATCTTTTTGTTAACTTCTGCTTGTGCTTCGGTTGTCATAGCGGAGACGATACTTCTTACTTCTGCGATTTTTTCGGAAATTTCGTGGAATCCGTCATAGTAAAATTGATCTGCCCCACCCGTCATGTCGTCGATTGGGCTTCGTTCGATGTGAAAAAGAAATCGACCAGCTGTATCTAGTTGCTGATCGTTTGGCGGTTTGATGTAAATGCTTCCGTCCACTCGTCCTTGATGGCCAAGGATATTATTTTTAAGGATGATTGACACAAGTCCTTCTGCAGCATCCTCGATCACCGCATGATATACGTGTCGGAAACGTCCCATGTCACTTGTTTCTGATCCGCCTTCTAAGCAGATTGGAACGACGGTGCCGTTTGATAATGGCTGTGGTGCGCCATCTTTTTCAAGCTTAAATAGTAGCTTTGCTGTCCCTCGATCATGCGAGAAAAATACAACCTTGGTACTGATTGGATCCACACGTTCTGCTTGGATTCTGATCAAGGATTCATTTTTCTTGAATAACGCATTCTCTGTCTCAACTTTGATCGTTACAACTGCACGTGCAATTTCATTATTGCCCGAGTCATATCCGACTAATTCTACTTTGTCATGTCGCTGTATGCGATCTGGACCAACATAATAGGTAAAGAATCCGTTGTTAAAAGTGCCGCCCCAAGACACGTGCTGATCGTTGATAAATAATCGCCCCCTGACGATTGGACCCGTGTATTGCCCAGTGAGCTCCACCTGACCAATCGAAAAGGTATCTGGAAACAAACGAGGAATAGTTGATTTTTCTGTCATGAGAATACTTGCCCCCCTAGCGATCTTTGCTCCATTGTAGTTCCTGTGATCGACGCTGCGGTGTCTCGGAAAATAATAGCCCCACGTGCCCCACATATAACCGTATTGTTATTCCCGGCCACATCTCCAGACAGACGAGTCATTGCTGTAAATTCGGCACGTATCACCATGCGTTGATGACTTGCCCATGAGGTGTAGACGTTACCCGAGCAACCACTAAAATGAAACGTATTGTAAGAATCGTGTGCGAGTGTCGATGCCGTTGCCCGACAATTATCAATAGCGCCATAAGATACTCGATCAAACCGGATGAAGTAGCCCGGCGAGTTTGCGATATCCGTAGACTGAATACCTCTTACACGGCAATACGTACTGCAATCAATGAACTGGATCGATCGAATAAAACAACTTAAGTTCCCAGTTAGTGCGCTAACAGATGAGTTATTTTCTGCCACGATTTCAATATTATCTGCCTTAAAACCTCGAACGGTAACATCTTCAAGATATGCCCCGCTTCCAATCCGTATATTAAAGCGCGTGGTCGATAGCAGCGGTAGACTGTTGACGGCTGCTTGAACTGTTAAGAACGGCTTGCGTTCTGTTCCGTTGCCTGTTGTGTCGTTCCCATCTTTAGAGACGTAAATTACTTGGGTTCCGCCAGATCCACCGTAAAGCATCTGGATCACCTCAAGTAGCTGATCATAGCCATCGCTTAAATCCTCGATTTTAGATACTAATTCTTGCCTTTCTTGTGCTGACAATTCCTCTCCGGCGATTAATCGCTCTTGTAGCGTTAAAAATGTATCCCCTCGCCAGTTGACACGTGCGTCGATCACCTCATTCGGTGAGTTGCCGCCTGATTTTAGTACTGTATTGCTTATTCTTGCTTCGAGGTATTTATCTTTTTGATCGAGACGGCTTATTTCTCGTTCCGTTTCATCGGCGTTATGGTTAAATGCTTTCTTCCATTCCAAGCCGATACGGTTTGTCACTAATTTTAAAAATCCCAATTACAACACTCCTCTCTGTTTCAAACTAACAAGTATCCCTGTCATAGTTTTTTTTGTATTGGAAAGGACTATTTCTGGCGGTCTATCAGGCAGCGCAGGGAAGTTTCGGATCCCAACTACTTGAATATAGGTATTAATCCCTAATGGCTCGTATATAAATGGGACGTGATCACCTTTGTTAATCTGTGTTTGCCACTTAAGTGTTACTACACCTGAAATTTCCGGAATGTCACTGAGATCACTTTCCAACCTTTCTTGCATACTGTCAGCATGATGGTAACGTTCATCGCGTACCGGATCTTGTATCCTGATGCCCCATTTAGCAGACTCAGGAGACGTGTATGTGATCGGAGGGAAAACGTAATCGTTGTTTGAAGGGCTATCTGTTTCTACACCTTCTTTCAACGCACCAAAACCCCTAATCTGTGTTTTTAAGTTAAGTGTGCTAATGTCGAACTTAACGTCATCAGTATTGTATTTGTATCGGATTGGCTCGTTGACTTTCTCACCGAAGTTATTTTTTGGCATAAAGTGCAAGTGCCTGTTGTCTGGCATCAAGGCAATATTAAAATCAGAGAGCACGTCATTTATTAATCGCAAATAATTTGCATCCCCAAAATTTTCCTTTTCGGTACTCGAATACCCCCCGCTTAATCGCCACGTAAAGCCTCGTGATCCCGCATTAAAAATATGTGTCAAGAGTTGCAACGGGGTTCGTCTCCCAGTGATTGTATTGTACTGATACCCGTCTTGTATCGTGTAGTAGACGTGTAGTGCAGTGACAGTCTTATAAACAGCTTCCCCAATAACAAATGGCTGCAGTTGTTTAATGATGAATTCTTGTCCTTGAAACCAAACAGAAGATTCATACTCAATCAAATCAAATGCATATTTATTTCTAGGCGTTTCTCTCACCAAAAAACTAACTTCCCAGATCTCATTCATCTGCCAGTTTTCATAAAAAGAATCCTTGTCATAATCGACAAGGATTTCTTCTTTTGTTTTTTCGTAGTTCATTATCGTTAACATTCAATCACCTACCTATATAAGAAGCGGAAATCCCACTCAGACTTTACTCGGCTGATATTTTGTATCTCAATATCATTTTCTCCCGGAACCAGAGTGATCAAACCGTGATTTGTGTCAATTCCGCAGTTTACACCGTTCCTTTTCGGGTATACTCCATCAAGCTCAACCCAGTCTCCTCTTCGAGTACTAAATTCAGGAAAATAAATGAATCTCTCCCCCGTAGTTCGATTAAAGATATTTAATTGCCCGTCGCTCTCGCCCTCTACTCTGATTCGTAGATCGTGTTCGCGAGGATCAATAAGAAAGTCTCCGGCATTGTAAATGATAAATCGGCTCGTGTCGTGAGTATATTGATAATCCTCAGTCACTATGCCTTGCGAAAATTGCCAGTCTGATTCTAGATCAAACTCATCCAGACTGGACCCAGCGGACTCCGAACGCCCTTCAAAAACAATAAAGCTGACTGTGAAGATTGAAAAACGTGTATTCTGCATCTCTTCATGCATTTCGTCCGTCAAAACTTTAAATCTTTTACCGTCCTCCAATGAATACCGAATGTAAAACGGTGTGCGCTGAAATAGCAAAGTTTTGAGTTCATTGATCAACAATTGCGTGTCGTACTTGTCGGGTGTTTTCGTCATGAACTCGAGGTGAAAGTAGTAACTGTCAAAACGATTGTTAACTAGTCGTTGCCCGTCACTGCCCTCGAAAGTTTCAAAGACAGGTTCAGGGTTCGGAAATTCCGGTTCACACTTTAAGATGAAATAATCCGTGGATCGTTCCGCCAAAAAATCGTTTAAGCATATGTCACCGACATAAAACTTTGTATTATCTTGAAGATTAATCATGTCAGACCTCCTTGCGCATATGCTAATTTTTCATAATCGCTTGCTAAGATAGTATTCGTAGATCCAGCGATTTGTTTCCCGTCGAGGATCAATTTATTGACGATTTGAATTGGGCTCATAGACATTTTGTTCTTTCCTAGATTGCTATCAATTATTCCTCCTGATGTGGAAAAACCAAGATTCGCTTGGAGATCTATGCCAGGCGAAATATTATCGATCAAGGCATCCGTAACCTGTCTTGCTGCAGATGCTACTTGATTAATGCGACTTAAAAGTCCCACTTCAAGCCCCTCCGAAGCGAAGGCCCCGCTCTTCTTAGTTACTCGAGACGGGCTGTTAATATCAAGCGCTTTGTTAATCGTAGCTGATACCTGATTTGCTACCCGGTTTGCAGCTGCTATCGCACCACCAGCACCGGCATTTATACCTGCGGTTAATCCAGCCATCGCATTTCTTCCAGATTGATTTAGCTGACTCGGTAATCCATTAAAGGCGCTTACGATTCGGCTACTTGTCGTTTGTGCGGTACTAATCGCGCTGCCTTGGTTCGATCGTAGGCCGTTGTTCAAGCCCGTCATGCTGTTTCGTCCGACTATTTGTAGTTGGCTAGGCGTACGGTTAAACGCTTGAATGATCCTTGTATGGGTCTGACTGGCTGTCGTTTGTACGGCACTTTGACGTGAACGTAACCCTGTGTCTAAGCTATTCATACTATTTCTACCGACATTCTGCATCTGATTAGGTGTTCGACTAAAAGCCTGTACCAATTGATTGGAAAGATTTCTCATTGTAGATTGAGAGGTGCGAGCCCCAGATTTAAATTGGCTTTCCATCGCAGCCATCGATTTATTGGCTACATTTGGAAGTTTAGATAGTGAGCTATCTGCTCCTGTAACAATCTGATCAAAGCTCTTCGACATGTTTTTACTCTCGGAGTCTACAGCCTTTTGCATCGCTTGCAAAACCTTCTGCATTGCTGTGACAGCATTTGATTGCTTACCTTCAACACCAAGAACAAGCCCGTCAATTAAGTGTCCGCCCATCTCTTTGTAGACTCTGGAAGGACTGTTGACCCCTGCCTCATTCTTCGAGGCTTCAATCAGCTGCTTCATCATCTCTCGTGCTGCATCTATGCTATCTTCTTTGCCTTCCTCAATCCCGACCTTCATTCCCTCTGGGATTGCGGCTCCTACACTAGGCATTTCTGCCTCCATTTGTTCACGCAGGGTCTGAGGTATTTCAGAGGCAAACACGCCTAGAGTTTCAGCAACTTCATCTACTCCCAAACCTGTCTCTGCCGCTACTCCTTGCATCCCGGCTTTGGCACCACGTTCTAACGCATCCTCGTACTGCTTCATTTCTTCGTCAGTCATGTTAACCATTACTGCTAGCTCGGCGGCGTTATCTTCTGTCATGGTGTCAAGCCATTTCGTAAAGTTTTCGTGGCTTCCTTCACCCGCACGCTCGTGAAGTTTTGCTAAGTTTTCGGCATATTTTTCAGTTTGCGTCGCGTTGTGATTCAATGTTTCAAGCATAGATTGCGTAGTTTCTTCGGTTTCATGGCGCATTTTCTCGAATGCGTTTTGCGCACCTGCTGCCAATGCATCGTATCGATCGATCAATGTGGAAACCGCAGCTTGTTGAGACTCGGACAAATCCTCAAAACTGATTCTAGCTTTTTCTGCCGACTCAGTAGCTGCCTGCGCCGATTTTTCGTGAGCTTCCGCTACTTTATCGCCGTAGTACGTTGCAGTTGCTTCCGCGTCTATATAGGCAAACTGGAGCTCCTCTAGTTGTTCAGTTATCTCCTTCTCCAGCTTATTACGTTCTTTTTTCGTAATATTACCGTCGTCTTCAATTTCTTTCTGCTTGACTAGTAGCGCATTCTGTTGCTCTTCTACTTTAATTCGGTCTTCAATAGCCTGCTTCAACCGATCCTGATATGCTTGGGCTTCTGCCTGTTTCTTCATCGTCTCGATATAGTTGCTCATAGCTTCTTCCGAGAGATTTAGACTGTCAGTTTGTTCATCATAGGCTGCGTTCAATCCCGGTACAGCTTCGTTTAGTTGCTCTGTCAGCGCCTTTAATTGCGCTTTTTCTCCTGCTGACTTATTTTCTATGGCGGCTAAATCTTGCACCCTTTTAGCCAGTTCCTGATTCGCGCCAGCGCTCGCGTTAATCTGACCGATATTTTCTGCGTGGGCCTCTGCATTACTTGCCACAGAATCGACGAGTTTTTCAGTCTCCTTTGAAAGGCTTTTAATTTCCTTTTTGAATTTCTTCCCCTCTTCGGTTCCTGATCCGAAACGTTTGACCAAAACATAGATTCCACCAGCTAGCGCGCCGACTCCACCAATCACCCAACCGATTGGGCCCATAGCTAACAAGAGAGCTTTACCAAAGGCTCCTGTTGCAACTGTTGCCGCGATTGTAGAACCTGTTCCTGCTATCATAGCTTTGCTGTGCGCCAGCATTGCTGCCGTTTTAGCGGTTGTGGAAATCAGTTTAAGTTTATCCATCGCAACGTCTTTTGCTGCTACTGCCATCATGGTTTTGGTTATTGCTATTCCGGTGATATTCGTGGCAATAGCTTTTTGCTTCACTGCGTTATATGCTGCTTGGACAGCAGTGATCATCTTAACGCCTGTCGTCTGTTGCAGTACCGCTGCTGTATACGCCTTATCTGCCACTGTTTGGGCGACTGTTGCTGACATACCGTGCTGTTTTGCGATAGTAGCCGCTTTTTGCATTGATGCCTGCGCAGCTGTTGAAGCAGTTGATTTTTGTACTGCGGCATTAAAAGCCGTCAACATTATTCGATAGCCTGCAATTGCTTGACTGGCTTTTGATACAACTTTATGAACTGCCAAAGCTGTGGCCATACCTACAAGTGCAGGTGTCAAGGGTTTCACAATCGGCAAGAGTGTCGACAATGTAGACCCAAAAACTTTAATGACTTTTGTCATCGCACCCATAGAGGTGTCAACGACATTTTTCAAATTATTCAAATGCCCAGCGATATTTAACCCCGTCACTTCGACCAGCATATCATCAAAGGCTTCAATAATATTTGCTAGGTTGCGGACAACGGCTGTTTTCACATTCTCAAACGACGTCCGGACCCCTTCAGAGGCAGTCAACGCTACCTCAGCAAATCCACCGGCTTGCTCAGAACATTCGACCAAAGCTGCACTAAATTCATCGAACGTGAAAAGCCCGTCATTCAGCGCGTCGTATAGCTCGTTAGCGTCGCCTGATGCGATCCCCATTTTCTTTGCAGTCTCGCTTAATGCGTACCCCATTGTTTCTTGCAGCGTTCTCCATGAAGTTAAATTGACCTCTCCGCGACTGAGCATACTGATATACTGCTCAGTTCCTCGAGCTGCTTTGTCAGATGAAGCCCCGCTAGCAAGAAAAGCGTTATTCAATGCTATTGTAAGATCCGTTGATTCCTCTAGATTTCCTGTAAGTATAGTCAGCCTCTGAGCAGTGCTAACAACCTCGTCCAAAGAAGTAGGTAACCCATTAATCCCTTCGGAAAGCTTCCGAGTAGAACTGTCCGCTTCCATGGTGCTATAACCTAATTGTTGCAAGACCCTAGGATAAGATTTCAAAGTATCGTAACGATCAACTGCTTTACCAACGGAAGCGGTAAGTACATTTGTAGCAACAGTTAAGGCCTTGAACACAGCAGCTCCCGCAGCCATTTGCAGAATAGACATGTTTGTTTTTTGGGTGTTCTCTTCTAATCCGGACATGGATTTTCGCGCGCTCCCCATAGTGCTTGTGAATCCGCTATCTACGGCTGACAAAACCGCTTTGACGCTATACTGTTCTGCCATAACTAACCTCCTTCCGTTGCGTTTGATTGCAAGAGCATATTGACAAAGCTTTCATCTTTTAAGATTTCTCGCTTCAAGTTTTCTTCTTCATCGATCCCTAGAATGAGATTCTCCTGTTTTTGGAAGTCGAAAAATTCTTTGAACGTTTTGTACACAGGCTTACCTTTTTTGTCGTACCCTTGCGCTTGCGCGACTAGCCAAGCTTGACGGTAAATAATACTGCTCTCATCAAGCTTTTTCAGGCGAGCTGCTTTCATACGCAGCTTGTATTCGTTGATTGTCATCCGTCCAATATCTACGAAACTGCCGACATCTAAATAACGGATACAATTAAGCTTTATCTGTTCGTACATTTCTTCAAAATCTACTTGCTCTTCCGGGATTTTGCCTTGGCTTTCTTCTCCGCTCCCAGTATTTCTCTCTCGAATTCGGTCGCTTTCTTCTTGGTAAATACCGACTTTTTTAGCTCTTCCATCACCAAGGAAACGTAATCCGTATCTTCGTCCGCAGCAATATGTTTTCCTAACGCATCAATGCTTACTCGTGGTTTTTCTGTCGCATTAGCGGTATGCAATGTTGTAATAAGTGTCTCGAAATCTCCACCTAAAAGATTAAAAACAACGTTTTCAACACCAGCATTTAGGGTTACGCCGTTATCCAAATAAACGCGATTTTGCTTGTTTATCTCTTGTAGAAAGTCAAAGCCAAATACAAAATTAAACGTCTTCTCATCGATTGTGATTTCCATAATTTTCCTCCTAAAAAAGGACCAAACGATTCTCGCTCGGTCCTTTTTACTCGTCTGTTTTTTTTATTCTGGGTTAGCCTCAGGCTTACTGCCCGGTGTGGTATCTCGGAAAGCGTACTGTACGATTGTTGATTGATCATCATTCAGTGTGGCATATCCTTTTGCACCTGTTCCATTGACGCCGAAATCAAGCGATAATTCGACCATACCTTCTGCTCCCGGGCTTTTGTTAAACCCTGTTACATAGCCTTGGTAATAAGTCGCTTTAAATTTCCCATCTGAGTTTGTCTCTGCTTTATTGATTTCCCAAATCTCAACAATATCATCGTTGTCTAAAGCATCTTCTAGTTTGTCGACCATTGGATCTCCCAATGACAAGATAGACGTACAAGAAAAACTAATGTCCAAAGTTCCGGGTACGCGAATCGGACCATCTTTTGTAGGTGTAGAATCTCCATCTTTTGTCTTACCGTGATCGTGATCTGTTTGGAACGCAAGCTTTCCTGCTGACGCTGTATCTGCATCTTTTAAAAGACGAAACAATAGGAAAACATCAATTCCTCGTACTGCTTGTAATTCAGTGGGAGCGCTAGATTTCGAAGCTGCTCTCGTAGCTGGTTGCGTGTCTTTTACCATCTTTAATTTCCTCCTAAAAATTAATAGAGAGGCTTAACATCCCGCGCCACAGTCGTGTGTTCGTTGTGTTATCCTCTCTCATTTCGATTGTTGAAGCTCGTATGCTCGTTGATACAATATAATTCGGTGTTTCTCTTAATGCCAGCGCGGCTAAAAAGATTTGGTTTGCGATATCGGAGACCGCTTTTCTTTGTTGCGCCAATCCCCAAACATTTAAATCAATCGTCACCGTGCCTTTGATCGCTGTCTTAGTAGGTAAATTTGTCGTATAAGTAGCACCTATATCAACAAACGGATAGGCTGTTTCTGTTGCGGGACGGTGATCAAAAACATTTTCTGTGAATTGCTGGCAAATATTAAATACTTCGTCAAAAATTTCTTGGTCTGGCATTTTTTTAATCATCCGACTAACCTCCTCATATCTGCTAAAAATTTAGCTTTTTGTGCAATATAAGCTGGTTTCATGTACGGTTGTGCCGCCATAAAGCGTGTGCCCCATTCCACGTAGCCGCCATAATCAGCTCCTGCCAATGACATAGCAGAAAAACCGTTATCCAGAATGCTGAAAGTGATTGATCGCCGTAAGAAACTTGTGTCTACAGGAGCTTTCCTTTGAGCTGTCTCGTTCATTTCGGCGCCGTTCGCTCGAACGATTTGCCGGACTTCTTTCATTTGCATGTTTCGTGCCAGTTTCTGGTCTAAGGCTTGAAGACCTTTAACTTGAAACCCTCTGCCCATTTTGCACCACTTCCTTCACAATCAAAGTGTTGCGACCTGCTGGTTTTTTGTGAGTTGCTAGTTCATAGATTCGTCCTTCAAACTCGATTTGATCAAATGCCGGCATTGTTTCCAACGGCTGCAAACGGATAACTTTTGCCCCTTGTTGGATATCGCCGAATATCTCAATTGATCGAACTAGGCCTATATCAGTCACATTCGCTTGAACGATTTTTCTCTTGGTGTCTCCCGGTACCCACACTGCTGTCACAGTATCGTATACATCCTTTGTAAGTTTAATTACGAAGGTTATTTCGTCGTTATATCTCAAAAGAACCCAATCCTTCCTCGGCGCGGCTTAAAGAACTCATCAAGCTCTTTACGCTTATACGCTTCAATCTCACGGTCATACTCGGCAAAATCAGACTCCGGAAAGGTCATTTTAAGACCTTCTTGATCAAATGAGGTCATGCCTTCTTGTCCGATACGATTGAATCGTTTCAGGGTCACTTCATAAAGAACAGACTCAAATTCTTTGGGCAAATCAGAAGCGCCCAACAATGCAGTTAGGCGCTCTTTAGTGCGTTTTTCAATTACGGAAAGCTTTTCCTCAACGGTACCAGATAACAGGGCTTTAACGTCTTCGGTCACTGACATATTACTCACCTAGCTTTGCAAGTAACTCGTCTTTCGTTTCCTTATCCGTATACTCGATACCTTGTTCATCCAAGATTGCTTTGATTTCAGATTTGTTAAGTTCTTTACCTGAACGTGTTTCTTGTTCCTCTGGCGCTTCGCCAGACTCGATTTTGGCAAAAGCCTCATCCTTAATGATCATAAATGCAACATCCATCGTAGCACGCAATGCAAATAGCTCTTGCTCAAACAAGTTAACAGGAGATCCATCTTCATTCTTGATGGTAGATAGCTGAGCTTCCTCTGAGATTTTAAAATTGATGTTGTACGGAATGCCGTAGCGCATATAATCAAAATCGCCTGCATATAGCTCGCCCTTTGGCAGCGAAGCAAAATCAACAACTGGTAAACCATTGATCGTATTGCTGTTGCGGTCATACGCTAATTCTGTATTACCGCCAATTACTTTAGACGCTTCTCTCAATTCGCGGCGGTTTTTACGGTTAGAGATATAGGCGTTCGCTTCGATTTCGCGCTCTTCCAGCGTGTCTTCTAAATCTAAAATCGTATCAAAGTCTAAAGGTCCAGTGACAATATTTCCTGCTTCTAACACCGATTCTTGCATGGATTGCTTAAACGGGTTATCAATGTCTAACAACACCGCTTCGTCAAACTTTTTATAAAATGCTTCGGCAATCCGGGGATGCATCTGCGCAAAAAAGTCCGACATCTTGTAGTTCAAATACTCTCGGGAAACGGGTAGGATGACCCCAAGTTTTCGCGTTTCCATTTTGACTTGTAGCCATTTAGCCGTGCTGGTTTTGATTTTCTCACCCTCGCCAACCCAGTATGCGCCTGGTCCTTCGGCAAAGAATTCAAATTCCTTTTCTCGGCCCTGCATTTCCTCAAACCGTGCTAGCTGCATCACTTTCGAATTTTCCATCGTTTCTTTTAAGATTAATGTGTTGTATTCATCTGGGATTGTACCGTCTTTCATTTCGTGGACCAAGACGTGATCCGGGTTCCAAGTTTGTGCAAAGTACTGGAGATTCATGTTCATTAAGCGTTTGTTTTTCATGTGCAAATCCTCCTATTTAATAATTCTTACTTCCTTAGCCATTTCAGCTTTAGTAGTGTTCCTGTTTTTGTCGCTGCCAGAAAATTGTCCACCTGCAACAGGTGGCATTTGGCGTGCATTTTCTTTCTTGATCTTTGAAACAAACGAAGTAATCACTTCTACTGCCTTCTTGGTTTCTTCTGCATCCTCTCTAGTAACCAGAGCGATCAGATCCTCATCGTGCGGCAACTCAGCTTCTGACAGCATTTTAGATGCTTCTGACGCCATTTCTTTCAAAGCTGCTTCTCGCTCAAGCTTAGCGACTTTCGCTTCGAGTTGTTGCTTCTCGTGCTTCGCTTTTTCTTCGGCGTTCATTTTGGCAAGTTTTTCTGCTTCGGCTTGTTTGTCTTCAAGCTCTTTTTTGATTTTGTCACGTTCGGCATTCAGCATTTTAGATACTTCATCGCGAGAAAAGGTTTTTCCACCTTCTGGCTTTTCTGGATCAGGATGTGTTGCACCTTGTCCGCCCTCTGGAGGTGTGCCGCCTTCTGGATCCTCTGAGAAAAACTGTAGCTTCATCGGCAATAAAAATTTCTTACTCTTCATGTTTGTCCTCCCGCGGTTACGTCCGCTACCCGATAATTTTAGTGAGTTACGCCCACTAGCCGAAATAAAGTGATCGGTTACGCCAATCAATCGAGACTGCTTTTTCTTTTACGCCTAAAAGTGAAAAGGCAAAATAAAAAGCCCAGCATCAGCTAGACTTTATTTCTTCGCTCAATTCTGAGATTAACTGTTGAATCTTATCAGCGAGTTTTCGCTTCTGCACCATATTCACAGTGCTTTGCTGACGTTTCAAAAGTTTTCTGATGTGAGAATTGGTGTAGTGCACTGTCACTTTATGGTCGCAATTCTCGCATTGCGCATAGGTGTGTTTAATATCCCCACGAACGCGTTCAGTGTGATAATTGACGGCCGTAAAGCAGCGACATGCGGGACATGTGACTTTATTTCGCATATTAACCTCCGTCTTTTTTGACATATGGTGCTGTGCTGCATCGGCAGTTTGGATGCATTGGCGGTGCATTCGTGCCAATCTCAAAGTCCGCAACAGCAAAGACTTTGTCGGCAAGCTCTGCACAAACACTGCATGCAGATGGTTCAGCGATGTAGATAAAATGTTCTACCCCGTATTGCTTGTAGCTTTCCAACTGGACCCCTAGTTGTATACGAGCGGTTTCTGTGCGCATAAGCCGTTCTGCTTCGTAACGTTTCGCGTTGAACAGGTCGCGCAACTGCCTAGCCAAAGCATTTGGATGTTTGCCTTGGATGATCGACATCGTCAATAAGCGATCCAGCTCTGCTTTTAGTGCGGTCATGTTTGACCAGATACGTTGTGAAAAGGTCGCTCCGTGGAAAGAAGCACCAACTAGCTTTCTCACGAACTTCGTATAGCCGGGAAAAATATTTTCATTCATGATCCCAGCTCGGCGGCGAGCCTCGGCTAATCCTACTTTAGTCAAAATATCTGCTGTGTATCGGTTCATGTCATCTGACATTGCGATCAATTCAAGTCCTATTTGAGACTTAACGAGTTCTAGCCGATTGACCCGCATCGTGAGGTTATGCAGCTTCATCTCTCGATTAGCAGTTCTGGAGAAGTTCTTTTCTCGAACGTATCGCTTTGCTTTACGTTGATAGGCTTTTACGTCCATCTCAGATGCTGCTTTTTTCGCTTCGGTGATGGTAATACCGTTCTTACCTGCAAAATTGTCCCAGTTTGCTTTGATCTCTTTTTCAATCTGATCGAGCGTTTGCTGATACCTTCTAGCAATCTGACGACTTATTGCTGCTTCACTCTCGATTTGTTGCTGGATCCAATCCTGTTCCCTCTTCTTCCAGTATGTCATCGCCCCCACCTCCGAACTGCTCAGGATAGTCTGGAGCCTTCGGAATACTTGGGCGCTCTTCTGCTACCCTCTCAATCTCATCCTTCACACTGTCAATGAACGAGGCTAGTCCTAACATCGTTTCTTGACTGATCTCCGCACCTGCCTCGACTAATGCTTTAAGCTCCTCTAGGATCGCTTTTGGCATGTTAGGTACGAATGTTACCTTGATCTCATTAAGATCAGCATTTGATAACTCATTAATTCCTGCACGAAGATTAAACAAAAGACGGTAACGACGCATAAGCCCCTTTTTGAACAGCCGTTGCTTAACAGACGTCATCTGCTCGAATCCAAAAAGCTTATGTTTCATCGCTTCGCCCGATTGATTGCTTGAAAAGTTCTGATCTGTCAAATCGGGGACCATCGACATCTCGTGTATATCCGCTCTAATACGATCTTTATAAGCTTCCACGCCTGCAACGTCGTACTGCTTATAAATATATCCTGCTGACACATTCGTCTTATTTCCGTTGATGTCGGTGCCGGACTCAAGCATAAGTATGTTTCCGTCTTTCTGCTTAATGGCATCCTCGGTCGAATACTTGTCGGGATCGAAGTCACCACTAATCACTAAAAGTGCATCGTTGAGATCCGTCATGTAATTTGCAGTGTCAGATTGTCCAGCATCGTATAAATCAATTAGTGACAGTACATCTTCGTAAATGCCCATCCGAAATCGATTTGGTGCAAACTCAGTGATCTGTACTTCTTTGTACTCGTGAAACGCGTCTTGTGGGTTCTTGAGTGCTAAAGTCGCTAGATTCGTTTCATCGAAAGTCACGACCTTATCGGCGGTATAGATGATTGGCTGGAAATATGTTTGATCCCCATGATCGCCGAATCGGGTCTTTGGATACCTTATCGCGGCGATTGGTTCGCGACGAACATTCGTGTCGTAAACTAGGAACGTCTCGAAAGCATTTGAGAGGTCGATGTAATCCTCATCATCCTGCCCTCGATGGATGATTTCATAAGCTCGTCCGTATTTAACCATGTCGAGCCATATTTCCGCGTTGTGGCCGTCTATGTCATTGTTCACGTTGAATTCATCGACAGTATCTTGTGCTTTTCCTTTCTCAACTTGGACCTTAATGGGATTGCCTGTGTTGTACCCAACATCGAAAGTCGCAAGTACTTTCCCAAAATTATGGGCGCTGCGATGATCCGCCTTATCCTTCTCCTTACGGCGTCGATTAGATAGAATATTGCTGTTTTTTGCTTTGTAGTATGCGTCAAGCACTTCTAATCGCGGTACTTGGTGCTCCGCATGATGTCTGATCATAGCGGCTAAAGTCTCGGTATTGTTAAGCAGATCCTCTGCGCTCGTATAGCGGTAATGAATATTAGATTCAACACTGAAATCCACATAATTTGTTGTAACTCCAACGGTAGTTCTTGACCCTACGCCCTGCTCAAACTCATTAATTTTCTTAATCTGGCTATCGTCTTTTTCGATTTCTTCTTCCAACTTCATCAACTCCTATCCAAAAAATCTCTTGGCCATCTGCATCTTCTTATCGACATTCGGTTTCTTTTTAAGCTTCGTGATCGCTTCGCTTAGTGCATACCTAATCGCGTCAATGCAATGGTTGTAAGTATCAACAGGCTCATTTTTATACTCGCCTGTCTTTTTATCTTTTTTCCACGTATAGTTCTCAAATTCCTCGATGGTTTTAAAGCAACGCTCATCGATCACTATCCGATATTGCTGGATGAATTGGATTCCTTGCATTATGGACCCTTTGCCTTTTTTAACCGCTTGAATTCGAGGGATTCCTTTGGTTGCTATTTCTGCTATTGATTTCAACTCAGCTGAGTCTGCGTAAATCCGTTCCTTTGCATAGCCAAGACTTTTGATTACCTCAGCGATCTGATTGTTCAGCATATGCTTTTTCACGTATTCGTCGACGATATATAGCGTTTTGTTTTTTTCATCAATCTTTACGTGCACAAAAGCCGACGGATCGTTAGTAAATCCAAAATCGAGTCCGAAAAAGCTCGGCAATGTTTTAAGAGTCTCTTTGTCCAGAAGTCGCTTCTCGTATTTCGGAAAAATCAATTTGTCGAGAGTGGCGAACTCACCTAATGCATAGATGCGATAGTAGGCAGGGTTTCTTTGCTCTAACTCCTCAATGGTTTGCCTGTTCTCGGCATCCAAGAACCTATTGTTCTTGTAGGTCGTGTGGTGGATCCCTACGCGCTTCGGATCAACTTCGGCCTCTTCACCGAAGAAATGCTTAAAAACCCAGTTAAGCTTGCTAACCGGGTTAAACATCAAAAATATTTGTCGCTGCTTGTGCTTTCGATCTCTCAAGCGCAATGTCAGCTGTGTATAGTCGTCAAGCGTAAACTCGGTAGCTTCCTCCATAACAACATCCGAGATACCTTTGATCGATTTGATTTTCTCAGGATCATCCATGCCCTTGAAAAGAAATTCTGCTCCGTTCGGCAAAGTAATGCGGAAGTCGGTCATATTAACCTTGCAGCGATCTAACAACTCCCAGTCTGCCAAACAAGCCAAAACATCGGCAAAGATAGAGTCCTTGATTGATCTGCCTACTTTTCTGAGAAACAACACTTTACGAGGTTTTGCCCATTTCTTACAGGCTTTCGCGACTACTTTTTGCACAACGCCGTGTGATTTCCCGCTGCTTGCTCCGCCGTAATGGATCTCAGTAAACTTAGAATAATCGAACAAGGTGTCATAAATATGCTTATTAAAGACTTTTGCAGGTTTATCAAACCGTAAAATGATATTTGTTTTCTTAGTCTGCCTCATCGCCATCCCACGCCCCGACATTAATCACGATATCACCTGTCTGCAGATCCACTTTATCGGTGAACAGCGCATGACGCTTGCCTAGTAGCTCTGCTGCTTTCAAGCGATCTTTTGCACTTACGTCAATTTCAGTGATTCCCTGTGCGCCTTCCCCTAAGCCAATCAGTGTCTGCTCAGTCTGCTCGCCTCTCATTATGGCTGTTAGGAATTCGAGTACTTCTGCAGCGTCTGCTTGACGCTGGTTGTGCATGATTTCTAACTGCTCATCAATATAAGATTTAAGGTTAACATTAGTTAACAGCCTACTCGCAGCAGCTTTGGCCACAGAATCTTTCTTCACGTTAGGATATGCAACTTTATAGGCTCGTGTACCGTTTAGATCTTTCAAATATTCATCGGCAAAAATTCGCTGTTTATCGGTCATTGTCATGTTGTTCACCTTCTTTCGCACAAAAAAGACACCTTCCGAAATGGAAGATGCCCTTCTCGCTTTTCTCATTCGCCCATTCGACGCGGCGAGACCTGAACACTGGATCAGAATACCGCCTCTGATCTAGGCAAACTCATTGAACTGTGCGTCCCTCTCTTCAACCGCCACGCACAGACCGCTAACAAAGCCTGCGTAAGGCAACTTGCCGTGTTCCTGGCAAGTCTTGGTCATAGATGGACCAATTTCACACTATCATAATAACATGGAAGTGGATACCAATGTGGAACCGACTTGGTACTATTCCATTTTTAGAAGGATCATATCCGCTCCGAAAAGTAAGATAGCTAATTCGGTACAAGCCGCTTTAATCCTCTTCGATATACCTCGGCGAGAAATTTCTTGCCCTTCCAACTCACTGTACTCATCAGCAATCACAACATCTGCACAATCCCTGTTCACTGACAAATATTTCCGCTTGATCAAGTAGTAGGCAGCCTCGTCGCTTTCTTTCAATGCCTCGAGGGCAAAATCAACGTGACGCATCAGCTTCGCTGTTTTTGCCTTGTTTTCCAAAAGTGTGTTGAGGTCAAAGCGCCAATCGCTCCAGATCTCGCCTAAATCTTCGTTCAGCTGCATGTTCACGATTTCGCAGTGACGTTTTAGTGTATTGTAATTTCTTAGCAGCAGCCGGGTATTATGATACGCGTAGTCTTTCACTTTTTTCCGCTGGCTCATTTCGTGATCAATCAGATTCTTGCTGACTTTATCGGCTAAAGTATTTAACTGATGATCCGGTAATTCATAAATGTGTTTTTCCAAATTAACCGCCTCCTGCTTCTTTCGCTTCCCTGATTCGGGCTTTTAGTGATTCCATCAACGTGTCCTGTGTGGCCTCTTTATTGCTCAATGCGGTCATCACGTCCTCGTCTCGTGTGTTTTGAGTCACCAAATGGTGGATGATCACCTTTTCGGTTTGACCTTGCCTGTGCAGCCTCTTATTGGCCTGTTGATAAAGTTCTAAGGACCAGTTGAGGCCAAACCAGATCACGTGGTTTCCACCCTGTTGCAAGTTCAGTCCGTATGCCGCACTTGCCGGATGGGCTAGCAATAAATCTATTTCCCGATTGTTCCAGTCTTTTTCATCCTGCGGTGTTTTTAGTTCCCGTATCTTTAACTTTGATTTGCTCAAAGCTGCCAAGATTCGCTGCTTATCGTGTTGAAAATTGTAAAAAACCAGTGCTGGCTTTCCGCCGAGTTGTTCGACAGTTTCTTGCAACACTTCGATTTTCGCCTTATGGATCTCAACAACTTCGCGGGTCTCGTCATAAACAGCCCCGTTGCTTAGTTGCAATAGCTTATTTGTTAAAACTGCTGCACTGCCTGCATCAATTGTCGATTCGTCTACTTCCAGTAACATTTCCGTTTCAAGTTTCTCGTAAGCTTTTTGGGCTTTATTGTCCAATGCAACCGGCACGATATCATATGTGATTGACGGCAATTCCAGATAGTCCTCTGCCTTCATGCTGATGCAAATATCACCGATCAAATCGTTGATTACATTCTCTGTTGTCGATTTCGGCTTGTAACTGAAAATCCGATCGCGGCTGCGCTGATCTGGCTCAAAATACCGCTCTCTAAATCCTCCGATATTTTTGCCTAGCCGCTGCCCTTGATCCAAGAGATAAACCTGTGCCCACAGATCGATGAGGCCATTTGGCGCTGGTGTACCAGTAAGACCTACGATCCTTTTAATACGTGGCCGTATAGCTTTCAACGCCTTAAATCGTTGTGACTGATGATTTTTAAAGCTGCTAAACTCGTCGATAACGACCATATCAAACGGCCAGTCGTGCTGGTAATAGTCAACTAGCCACGCAACATTTTCTCGGTTGATGATGTAAATGTCTGCGGGCGTGTTCAATGCTCTCACACGCTTTGTTACACTGCCTAGCACGGTCGAGATCCGTAGCAATGACAAGTGGTCCCATTTCTCTCGCTCGTTAGCCCAAGTACTCTCGGCGACTTTCTTTGGTGCGATGATCAACACTTTGGACACTTGAAACCTCGCAAATTTTAGCTCGGCAATGGCGCTTAAGGTAATAACCGTCTTTCCGAGTCCCATATCTAACAACAAACCGACTGCTGGAAGATTTATCACACGATCAATGCAGTAAGCTTGGTAGTTATGTGGCGTGAACTTCATTCAGCTTCACCTCGTCAATAAATTCGTCTACCTTCTCTTTCGAATCAATCACTCGCACATCACAGCCAAGAAAACCTAATCGCTGCATCTGCCTCACTTGGGTTGGTCGAGGTTTTTGCCCCGGGGCTTTTAATTCCACAAAAATGATTCTACCTCTGGGGAGGATGACAATTCTGTCTGGTACGCCGATGTTGCCCGGCGACTCAAACTTGTAGGCGATCCCGCCGTGACGTTTAACCTGATCTCGCAAATGTGCTTCGATATCTTTTTCTCTCAAACAAATCACCTGCTTGTTTTATTATTTGAATTCTAGATGTAAACATTCTGGGAAAAATCCTATATCTTTTATGAATTAGGCTATTTAGGTAAATTAGGTACGCGCATAAATTGCCTAATACTACCTAATTTACCTAATTTATAACTCTTAGTAATAAAATGTTTACAATGTTTACAAATAGATATAGGTATTGATATACAAGGGTTTTTCTGTAAACATTCTGTGTAAACATTCCTGTAACATTGTAAACATTCTCAGAAATGTTCGTTTGCAAGGAATGTTTACAAAAGCTGAGAATGTTTACACTTTGCTAGCCTGATTTTCTGTTATTTAATGAAGCCTCTTTGCACTCCGTACGGTCCGCATCTGAGAGTTGCAACTCTCTGCCAGCCCTTCATAGACTCAAGAATTTCATTGATCTCTCTTGTGTCCGATTTCTTCATGTATTTGATGTCTCCTTGCAGACATTCCGTCCACACCTCTGCTGCACAAATCTTGCGCCGCGGTACGGTCTCAACGTTCGGCTGTCCGAACTCCCCGCCCCAATACATACGCCTCTCGGCAACACTCTTTTTATCCCAATCAACAGGTACTGGTCGATTGACAAATTCGATAATCAGCCCTTCTTTTGCACTAGATTCCCTATGCTCTTCTTGGGCGTTCTTCGCCATTTCCTCGGCTTCTCCGCTTAGGAACAACTGCTCATTTTCTTTGTATCGGATCATCGCTTCTGCGTATATCTGATCAACTTCACCTTTGAGATCATTGAAGATACTTTTTTTCGGCGACTGTATGCTGCAAACAATTGGCCAATATCGACGATCACCTGTTTTATCCTTTAGAAATTCCCAGTTGTTCGTCGTACCAAAGAAAACACATTTTCGTGGAAATTTTGCTGTACGCTTTCCGTACGCTTGCCTAAAAATGTCTTCTGTTCGACTTAAAAATTGCTTTGTGGCGTTTACTTCGGATTTAGTCAGCCCTGTCAACTCACCCATCTCAACAATCCAAACACCTTGGATCAATTCAGCTGCTTCTTTCCCTTCGACCGTCTGCAGGTTATCGCTAAACCAATCTTTGCCAAGGTACTTGATAAAAGTGGATTTCCCTAATCCTTGGGATCCGTACAAAATTGGCATATAGTCGTACTTGCATCCCGGATCCAACACTCTGGCCACCGCAGCAGTAAATGATTTTCTACTCGCTGCACGCGTGTAAATGTTGTCTTCTGCGCCCAAATAATCGATAAACAAGGTGTCTAAACGCGGAATACCATCCCACTGCAAACCGTTAAGATAGTCCCTTACTTCATTAAACGCATTGTTGAAAGAAACTAATTTCAATGCGTTCTCGATCTTCTGAGGCGTTCCAACTTGGATGATTTTCTCCATGTAGTTTAGGATCCCTGCATCGTCGAAATCTGTCCACTCACGCTTTTCAGTTTCTTTGTTCCAAGGCAAAGCGCCCAAAACCATCCCGCGGTTCGCAAATTCGTCATAGGCGATTCTGCCACGCAGTGCGGGATCATTCTCTAAGACAATCATCACATTGTCGATTGTCTTCTTCGGCGCACCTGTCGCGCTTATTTCTAATTTACTCACCCAGTTTGAGTCATATTCTTCTAGAGGTCCATACTCTTCCGGAGATCCTGCCGCGCTATTACTGCTAGGATCAATACCAAAATCTGCCCGCGCTTGTTCGTAACGTTCCTTATTAAGAATGTCGGCCACGCCTGCTTGGTTCAAAGCAAAAGCACTCATAGCCATGAATGAAGGCATTTTGTTCACAGGTGTGTCTGGCTTCGCTTCGGTATCCTGATCACCGAACATGTGTAAACGGACCAAGTCGAATGCATTCACTAGCCGACCGCTACACGGATCTGTCGCATGATGCGAGAAAAGAAACAAGCCATCTTGATAAACGATCGCTCCGCCAACCGTTGAGCCACCTACATACGTAAGACGAGTGAGATCTGCGGTCTGCGTGTATATCCCCGGTAAAAATGTTTCAATTGCTTGGTAAATGTTGTACGTTCGACAAAAAGCGCCGATCACACCTTTTTTCTCAAGGGGATTCCCTTGTTTAGCTGCTAGCCGGACATGTGTGTTTTCACTGCCGGGAACTTGCGGCCACTCGTCAATGTTTTGCCAGTTCTGATACATTGCCAGCATGCCATCCGTATCAAGTAACGGCTTATCGCCATAATGAAACACATATTCACTGTTAGCACTGCAGCTTGGCCAATACATTAAACGGCTCGCCTCAAACGTAGTCGGATCAGCTAGGGTTATACCAATCAGCTCAGCGAGCTTTCTGGCAATTGGCTCGTATTCATCCGCTGTCGCTGTTCTATTCAAAGGAACGATTACCCTAAGCCTCGGCTTATTTTCAACGTGCTTTCTTGTGCTGTATACGGCATAGCCACAGCCCAACCCCTGAATACGTTGCAGTACATCTTTGGTACCTCGGTCAGGGATATTGTCTAAGTCCAAGGTAACTAGATCACGTCCAGCAACGTGGCTTGCTTTTCTCCTTCGATCTATTAAGGAGCCGCCGACAAAGCCACCGACATCCTTTAACTCATCCTGTTCTCTTTTCGATAAGTTGAAATACTCCTCGATTGTTTCTTGTCCCCGGACAGCCATGCGCAAGCGTTCGACCATTTCCGACCAGTACATGCTTTGACTTGGCCAAACAGTTGCCTTTCGGCTGCCGGCACTTGATAGTATTATTTTTCGGTCAAATTGCATTTGCATACGCGTCTATCCTTTAATCTTTTTTATAGTATTCAGCTGTAAAAGCATCCGCCCCAAGCGGCAACCCTTCTGCCCAGCCAATCGTCTCACCCATCACAGCAACGACTTCATCCATCGATACATTACGCGGTACATCTAGCACCACTTCGTCATGGACATGCATCACTGTCTGCCAACCTCTTTGGTGTAAACGGACAAGAGTAACAGCCAAACAGTCTCGAGCGATCGCTTGTACAATGTTCTCGACGAGCTTGCCGCCATACGAAGAAACCTTTCCCCATTTCTTCGTTGTCTGATCCATCCCCCAGTAATTCAGTGATTCTTTGCCCCAATCATTTTGGCCAAGGAACGGTTTTACATAATACAACTTACGCTGACTCGGCAAAGTGACTGTGAGAAAATCTAGTCCAGTCGTCAGGTCGAACTCCCTTTTTAAAATCAGTCCACGGACCCCTACAGGTTGTCCTGTATGCATGACTTCAAGCGCTGCATTTTCCAACGTATACCACAGATCCACAATCCGCTTATTGGACGACCGCCACCGTCGCACAATGTCCGGCAACTCTTCTTCGGACAAGCCCATTTTTAAGGCCCCCATCGCAATCAGTGCCCCGCTGCTTCCTTGATAACCTAATGCCAATTCAGCAACTTTGCCTTTTTGGCGTAGTTCGTACTCCGGATTCCCTTTACTGATTTTTTCAATCGGAACACCAAACATCTGAGAAGCCGAAGCTTCGTAAATCTTCCCATGTGTCCGAAAAACGTCCATCCGCCAATTTTCCCCCGCCAGCCAAGCAATCACGCGCGCTTCAATCGCACTGAAATCTGACACGATGAAATAGTTTCCGGGCGTCGGGATAAACGCCGTACGGATCAGCTGAGATAAGGTGTCCGAGACACTACCAAAGCAAAACTCTATTGCTTTACTCTTACCGCCTTTTACTTGATCACGGGCAAAAGTTAGCTCCTCGATATAATTACGTGGCAGATTTTGCACCTGAACTAAGCGCCCTGCCCATCGCCCCGTCCGGTTTGCGCCATAAAACTGCAGCAAGCCTCGTACACGTCCGTCATTGCAAACACTCGCCTCCATCGCTTGATACTTTTTAACGCTTGTTTTGGACATCTCCTGTCTAAGCTCAAGGACTCGACGCACCTCGTCATCAATGTCGCTTTCAAGCAACTCTTTTACTGTCGCTTTTTGCAGGTTATCAACTTCGATGCCTTTTTCTTTCAGCCATCCGATCAACTGAGGCGCGCTGTTGGGATTAGACAATCCAGTAAGGTTAGCAGCCTCTACTTTAAAAGCTGCTGCGGATAACTCGGCCATTCGAATCGCATTTCGAACGAGATCCTGGTCCACTTTTACACCGGTGACGTTTATCTGCTGATCCAACTCCCACAGCATCTGTTCTTGGTCGGAAACTGGGAACGGCTTAAGACGAAGATAGATTTCTTTTTCGACTTCGACATCTTGCACACAATATTCTTTAAAGAGTTCCCATTTCTCTGGCTCGTGGTGCGGCAGTGTTCGAGTTCGCTTGCCGTTTTTCGTTGTCGGTTTCGTCGGCGTACAAAATAGCTTGATCAGCGCCGAACCAGTCGCTAGTTTCCGCTTATCCTGAGGCAATCCAATTGCTGCTGCAGTTGCGCCAAGCCCTACCGTAAACCCACAATAAAGACCGTGTAATTGTGTATCTCGCCATTGAGAAAGCCACCTTAATGAATCTCCAACGTTAAAGTGTTTGCTTAAGCAATACCATTCGAAAGCTGCATTGTAGGCATGCTTTGTCACCTGAGGATCGAGTAACGCGTGGAAAACATCTTGTGGCAGCTGCCCCCCTGCAGTAAAATCAATCAACCGAGTAGGCTCGTAGTTAATCGAGTAGGCAAAAAGTAGCACCTCAAAATCAGGGGACTGCACGTACTTGTACAGCCCCGATTTTTTTATGTCTACACTGCTAAATGTTTCGATATCTATTGAGAGAGAATGGATTTTAGTATCCATACCCGCCACCTGCAGGATGGCCACCTAAAGGTTGCCCAGTAATTGGATCGATTGCCGGTTGAGAGGGCGGTACTTGTCCGTACTCCGGTTGCACAGGAGGGGCAGGATTAAATGCTGGCTGTTGTCCTGTCGGCGCAGCCCATCCAGCGTTAGGTGCTTGTCCATATTCTGGCTGAGGGGCCGCTGGCGGCGCTTGATTAAACATTGGCGCGCTGTTCACTTGTGTGCCGAAGTCAGACGCTGCATCTGGATCTGATGATCCTAACGGATTACCGTCACGCGTTTTTTGGACATTGGTCGCAATGTAGCACCCAACCCCTTTTTTCCCTTGGGCAGAGTAGGCAGCAAAGTTCAAAGCGATTCGGCCGTACATGCCTGAGTAGATTTGAGTCGGGTCAAACACGCTGTTGCCGTCTAGGTCGATGATCTCCGGCTTACGTGTAGTCGATGCAGAAAACACCCAATGCCCTTTACATTCCTGCCCGAAAGGCATGCCATCGCTTGGTCGTACGCCGTCACCGTCATGGATCGGAGAGGCGACCATCGGCGGGATCACTCCGCTCCATTTTTTATCTTTCCCTACTTGTTTCGCTGCTTCGATTGCTGCATCGATCTTTGCTTTTGTTGCTACGTCAGATTTTGGAAGTAAAATGGTTGTTTGGTATTTCGGATCGCCACCAAAATCATTCGGTTTCGGTGATAATAAACTTACATAAGAAAAACGTACCTCTCCTGTAACTACTCGTGTTGGTTGTGTCATTGTATTCATAATAAATTTCCTCCAATTAATATTATTTATAGTTATCATCAATTACTTGATGTAATACCTTGCTTACTCGATCGATTAGTTCCTCGTCATGATCAGCTAGCGAATAGCCTGCTTCAAATAACATTGCGTGCATCAACTCATGATAAAACGTGGCTTCTTTTCTCTCATCGCTTAGATCAGCCAAAATAGCTATTTCTGTTGCATCGCGGTCACAGCTCCCTGCAAAATTACGCTCGCCATCAATCTCTATAAAAGGCTTTTCTGTAACGTCGTAATATACTGGCCCTACTTTTACAATATCTTTCATTCCTCACACCAATCCTCGACTAGATCGATTGTTTTAATATTCAACAATCTTGCTGCGCGTTGTAATATTTGGGCGCTGAAAACGGCTTTGCCTTCTATGACATTTTTGACGCGAGTTGAGTCGCACCCAAGATCATTAGCAAAAGCTGTCAGGCTGCTATAGTCACTCTGTAAAAAATACCTTTCGATATTCTCACCGAGTACTATTTCAATCGGTCGCTCTCCTTCGGGAAGCAAGCGATCCTTGACCTTTTTCATTCTTATCACCCCCTCTAAATAAACAGCATGATGAGCGAACCCATGCCCCAAAACAATGTAGTGGAAACCGTCGCCTCAAAAAATGCCAGAAAAATTGACTCATTTTGATCTTTTCGTGACTTTTTGCTGCTATAAACGAGATAGCTAACGAAAAGATCAAGTCCCAGCCCCTGAAAAAAACTCAACTGAGCGAATCCAAACGTAGGTGATATGATCCCGTTCCATAGCGCCATGGTAACGAAACCACCATAAAGCATACCCATGAACACCAAGGCTAACGAGCCTAAGAATATTCCAACTGCACTGAGGAAGAGCAGCCATTTTTCTTCATTTTCTTCCCTTACAAATCTCCGTTTCTTGAGCTTATTTTTCTGTTCCCAGAGCTCATGCCATTTATCCATGTCATGACTAACATAGTAGTGGTACTTCATTCTGAGTCGTATCCAGTAGTATCGGATCATCACGTTGCCTCCTCGTGAAAAGAATCTACCGGCTCAAGGTAAGTAGATAATTCCTTCATTGCTTGCTCAATGCTTTCTGCCTGTCTTATTAACCATTTTTCCAAATCAACATCATCTCTAAAATTTTTCCTGTTTTGCCATGCCATTTCCATCTGCACTGCGCTTTCTGCAATACTGTTAGCATAATCAGTAATGTAGTTGAATCTCATTTGACTATAACCAAAGGCCCTTTCCACGCTTATCCCTCCTGTTTGCTATCGCTGACGATTGCGAAATTTTTTGAGTTTGATATTAGCCCGTTTTTGGCGTTTATTTATGTTAAAATATGGTTATAAGGTGGTGAGAAAATGTTTAATAAAGATTATATCAAGTTAATAAATGATGAATTCGAAAGGACAGGAGCAACTTCTTTAACGAAACGTACTTCTCCTGAGCTATTCTCGAACTTTGAAGACTTTGGTATAGTTTCTTATCTAAGACTATACTTTTTCGTAAAAACTGTAGAATTTAAGCACGATTTTGATCATGTTTTAATAAGAAAATCTTATTTAGATTAGTTTTATCGAATTAAATATTTTTTAGAACCGGCTGAAATGTCGGTTCTTTATTTCGTCGGATAACTGACTTGGTAAAATATGTTACAATACCTAAAAGGAGGTATTGCTTTGGGAACTTTTTTAGCTTTTATTTGGTATATTTTTATAGGATTTATGCTTTATGGAATCATCAGATTGGCAGTTAAACACGGAATTTCCGATTCCAAAAAAAATAATTTATGATTCTGTTGCTACTCTTTTAGGGTAGTTTTTTTATTTCCACAATTTTGGTGGATTACTGACTAAACTACCTGAGCAAGCCCATCATATGACCCATCTCCGTTTTCCCAAACCTCGATTTGGAAAACAGCACCATTTTCTAACTTTTGCTTCAATCTGTAGTATCCATCAACAAGGTTTTCAACTTCCTCAATATCTTCTGTCGCATAAATTTTTTCATGTTCAAGATTATTTTGTTCTAGGTAATCAACATAGTGCGATCCCCAAGATTCATCTAAAAATTTCGTATAGGCATGAGAGAGAGAATTAGCTCGGAACTCTTTATTCTCGTATTTAAACATTTCTTATTCCTCTTTTCTTAGTTGTGTATTTCTGTCACTTACGTACTAATCTTTGTTCGTAATGGTGAAAGGAACAATACTTTCTGGCATGTAATTCACTTCATACTTGAAATTGTTGACATCGGCACCCTCTAGATCCTCTACGACATACATGTTGAACTGTGTCATGTTGATAAGGTGTTTTTTGTAAACGCCCTTCTCTGCTTCAACGATAATTTCTAGCTTACTTGCGTTGCTGGTATTGACTGAAATGTTTCCGATCACTTCAAACTCCACTTTGCTAGATAATGTGTTAATCACCGCCACGCGTCTGACAACGTTAAAGTTATCGGCCTCTTGGCTAACATTATGCGAGACCTTTGCGGCCTGTCTGCTACAACCCGTTAATACAAGCGCCACTGCCACTACTAATAAAAATCCTTTGACTTTTTTCATTCTTCATCCTCCGATACTTTTTTACACACGATCACACCAACCATAATAATGACTGTGCAAAACACAACGCCCAACACTGATAAATCGTTCATTTTCCTTCCTCCACGTTTACCAATTTAAAAACGCCTTGGCCAACCATCGCCTGAGCTCTTGCCTCCATAACGCTGGATGCGAAAACAAACATCATAGCGTCCCGGCCTTTCCAATCGACATAATTCACTCTGTACTGCCTAATCGCGCTCATGTAGCAAAATCCTCTTGCGCCGATGGCGTGACAGTAATCGCCGATCGTTTATCTGAATCAGGTACTAAAGTTGGTTTTCCTGATAGCTGTTTTACGTAGCCACCTTGAACAAGTAGTTCCTCGTACTCTTTCTTACCTATAGCTTTTTCAACTTTGGGCAATGTTAAGGGAACGCGATCGTACAGCAAGGCTTCTGAAATGCCTTTTTCTTGTAAGAATTGAAAAGCAGCGTCTTGGTCTGTGTATCCTCGACCTTTTCGCCCTTCGACGAGTTTGTATCCCGGAATTGAACCGCCTTGCAACAAAACACTTAGCGAGTGTTCTTTCAACGCTTTCAGCCAACTGATGACCGCATCGGCGTTTTGTAGGTAATAGGCTTTCTCGTCGTCTCCAAGCGTTTTGGGATCACGATCGATGTTTGCCTCAACACGGTCGAACTGTTCTGCTTGCGCCCTGCAAATAGGTTTTGCGGGACAAAAGCCGCAGTGAGCTCCGGGCAACAGTTCACCTTCTCCATCAAAAGCATCTTGTGCTTTGTTCTTGATCGATTCCCCCCATGCTTTGAGTTCTTCTGCACTCATACGGCACTCTGTGGTCCCGATCGGATTACGTGGCTGAAAAACAACCATCACAACATCTTTAATTGCATAAAGGAAACTATATTCTTGCATTGCTCCAAGCGCATAAAGACGTAACTGAACCGTTTCGTTTGCATCTACCGCCTTATTGCGTCCATACTTAAAATCAATGACGTAGAGAGTGCTTGAATGGATCATCAGACAATCGACAGTCCCGAAGCCTTCTGGCGCGTAGGCAGAGAAATCCACTTTCTTCTCGACTGCTACATGCGGTTTTTGATCGAACTGAAGCGCGATCTCTTTGATGTAATTCAAATAGTCTTCTGTGTGGCGCAGCATTTCGTCTTGATAAAACTCTTTCTTTTTCAGCTTGTTTAAACGACGCGTGAACGCTGTTTGTGAGATCGGTTCAACAAAGTATTTACGTAAACGTAATTCGGCAATTTCGTGGGCTAACGTACCTTCTGCGGCTGCCTCGCTTGTTGTATCCGGAAACTGTTCTGCCAATCGTGCAGACGGCGTGCAAGCCGTCCACCGATCAGCTGCGCTAGCTGATAGAAGCGCATGATCTCGTTCTTTGTGATCAATCATATCTTTGCCCCTAATTCGCGTAGCTTCGTTGCAAAAGCGCCGTACTGCTCCTTAGGTAAATCGGTCAGGGATGCTACTCCAAACGTGTTGATTGCCTCTATGAGCCGAGATTGCTTTCCTGCATCGCTTAAGGGCGCAGCGGCTGCAGCCAACTGCTCGAACGTGTATTGTGGAACGGCTGCTACTGGTGCCGTTGCTGCAGGAGCAGTCGAGACAGCCGTTGTTGGTGCAGTTGGCGGCGCTTGGGTTGTAACAGGTTGTACAGGCGCCGTAGGTGTGGGTGCAACTGGAGCAGCTGCTGGCGGTGTCACAGGCGCAGGATTAGTAGGCACGGCTGGTTGACCATGTGCGGATTGTTCTGTGCCGGAGATCGAGACCATAGAGTTTACTGGCTTTTTTTCTTCTGTGTCACTGAATTTGTACTCAGGTGCTTTCTGTGCCTCTTTTACTACTTGATCATGTAGCGATTTAACTGCCTCTTTGTACTCTTCTGTTGTATCTGCTTCGATAGTTGTTGTAATTTTGATCATTAATTTTTCCTCCTTATTTTATTCTTACTGGTGCGATCAAGCCTTCGAATAGCCCGTCGATTTTAAAGACCATTGGTCGGATAGGACTTAGTGCGCGGAACTGGACAGGCATAGGACTACAGTCAGCAATAAATGCCATCACACAAATCAGATATTTACATTTAAAAGCTATAGTCGTTTGATCACCGCTTAGACCGTGTAGCGGAAACGAGGCTTCCGATCCTTTACCTGAAACCGCCATCCCATCAGTCGAGATTGACAGCTGAACAGTGCTCTCTTTGTCAAGCGATTTAAGATACTTCGCAACCTCTGCTGCAGTCTCCCGCGATAAGTACCAATTGGTCGTAAAATTTGACGGAAATAAACGGCTTGTTTCGGGATATGATTCTTCAAACTCTCTCAGTTCCTTCGGATGTAGTGCCAAATCTGGTAATGGATCGACTCTGCTATCGATTCGGTTTAAGAGTCGCAATAAAATGTGTGAATTCGTTGCTTCGATGTGTCCATCCGGCGTAAAATGAATTGCTTGCAGGATAGGTCTTGAGGTAGCTGCTGCTGCAAAATTACATAGATGTCGATAAGTGTTTTGCGGTTTCAGTTTCATAATGGTATAATCTCCTTAACTAAATGGTTTAATTTTGGCTTACACTAGCGGGAACTGGTGTAGGCTCTTTTTTTCGGTTAAATACAAAACAGAGTTCGTTCCCTCGTCTGCCTGCTTCGCGAGACCTGCTGCTAATACCAGATCTAGCTTTATCAGGTTTGATCTTAATTAATCCAGTTTTGCGCATATTTGCTATTTTTTGTCCTACCTGAAGTCGGGATCTCGAAAGCAACTTTGCTAACTCATCGGTGTTGTTTACAAAACCAAACTCATCAAATCTTATATTCTCAATGATCAATTGGTTTTCTTCGTCAGTATATGATCGCAGCTTATACGGGATATCTGCTCCATTTTCCCGAAGGCTTGAAATTCTAGAGTTGACTGAATAATACCCTCTCCCTAATGCATCAGCTATTTCTTGATAAGTGGTGCCAGCCTTTAAAGCATTGATAATAATCTTATCCTCATATTTGCTAAATGGTTGCCCATATAGGGTAATCGGATCATCTATATCGGTACCTGGCAACCTTCCAATTTTTCTAAGCTGAGTAATTCTTATAGAAAGAGAGTTTTTGTTTCGGTTCGATAGTAGTGCCAGCATTTCTTTTTTATTTTTCGTAAAACCATGGTGGTCAAACTGGATATTATCGATCAAAATTTGTTCCTCTTCATCTGTCCACTTAATACGCGTCATATCATTTCACCCCCATGATCCAAATCAGCATAAGTAACAAAATCACACTTAATGCAAAGCTCAGGTAGCAAATGATCTGTGTTCGTATCAGCTGCTTCCTCGGGTTGTGACTACCGTCTAGCGCAGCTAGTAAGGTTGGTTTTCTCAATCTGATCCCTTCTTTCGTATTTCATCTAAGTGATTATCAAAAGCTTTTCGACGACGTTTCATTCGCTCATCCATCCGTTTTGATTCTTTGCGCATGTTCAAAAGAAACACTACGAACACTATTGTGAAGATAATTAAAGCTAAAGCCCAAATGATCGCTAAGGCGTAGATAACATTTACCGGTGTCATTCTCCTTCCTCCTTTCCGGCAAAAGCATTAGAGAGCGAAGCTAACGGCTCGATTTCTTCGAAGTATTCAATCATTCGATCATATTCATCGCCAGAAAGGATTTTGCCGCTAACTGAGCATATAGTGTTTTCAAAGGTCCTCCAAAGTGATTTAATACGATTACACTCTGCAAAATATTCGCCCGGTGCACAATCCTCTCTTTCATCATTACTTGCGTTCAAACGTTGGATCGTAGCTAGTTCCTCGTTAACTACTTCGATAAGCGTTTCGTAAGCTGTTGCTCTAACTTCTGGTTCATCAGGCCAGTACCTATTAACCAAATTCAATGCTTCTTCTCTCGTGTGTACCGTGTGGGAGATTTTCCCATCTGTAAAACTAACTGTTTTCATGCAGTTCCCTCCTTCGCTTTCACAACTCTAATACCGTTTTGCTGTAAATTGATTATCTTGGTTATCTCTATCTGCAAATCTTCCGGTGGTCCAAAAGGTGGATCGAATTTCCCCGTCTCCGGGTCTATTTTTAACCGTGTACCATCTTTCGAATAACAGATGAGGTTCAATTCTTTTTGTTTCCTTGGCATTTTTCTCACCTCGCTTTGTACTGTTTCTTTTGCTGTACTCGTTTTCCTCCAACGAGGTTTAACCCTAGCAAAGAATGTTACTCCAAAGAACAAAACACTAAATATGATTAAAAATCATATTGAAGGCAAAAAAATTAAACCCCCTCTTTTTCTCGATGTTCGATTCCTAAAATTTCGTCACTAGATACACCAAAAAACATGGCTAGCTTTACGATATTTTCAGCATTCATTGACAACGGGTTACTCTCCCAATTACTAATCGATGTTTGGGTAGTACCAATTTTTTCAGCAAGATCTCTTTGAGACATCTTTCCTTTTCTAGCTCTTAACTCTGCAATGCCTACCATTTTTTTCCCTCCTTTCATTTCTCATGTTTAAAATATAACATGATTTTTAATCATACACAAGCGAAATATATGATTTATTATCACATTTTTTTTATTACATTATATATAAATCACCACAAACCTGATTTTTTTTCATATACATTGATTTTAAATCATATTGTGATATAATATTCTTATCAAGGAGGTTGGCAAATGGATAAGATGGGAAACAAAATAAGACATTTAAGAGAGAGCAGAAATATGACACAAACAGAACTATCTGAAATGTTAGGTATGAAAACTTACACCACAGTTTCAAAATGGGAGAGCGGTGAAAATTTCCCTAAAGGAAAAGACTTGAAGAAGTTAGCAGAGATATTTAAAGTTAGTTCTGACTATTTGCTGGGTTTAGATAACGATAATAAAATTTCAATAGAAACTATTTACAATCAATTAGTCCCAAAACGACAAAAAAAAGTATACGAGTATGCAGAGCGACAATTAGAAGAGCAGAATAATAAGGTAGTTCCTTTGCTCGGCGGAGTTGCAGCTAATCCTGCCGAACTTGCATACGGAGACATTGCTGCAGAAGAGGTTGTGGAATATAACGTTCCCGAGAAAGCCGATTGTGCTTTAGTTGTACACGGTGATTCGATGGAGCCTGATTACCACGACGGAGATATTGTGTTCTATAAATGTCAAATTACTATTGAAAACGGTGAAACGGCAGTTGTTGAAATAAACGGAGATGGCGTCACACTGAAAAAAGTCTATTTTAATTTTGACGAGGATAAAGTGATTTTACGTTCTTTGAACGATAAGTACGAAGATAGGGAATTGAACCCAGAAGAAGTTAGAGTATTAGGTAAAGTAATCAAATAAAAATACCCCTCAAAGTTTGCAGCTTTGATTGGGGTACCCTCTGTTATGCGCTTACAACTATATTTTAGCAGAAAGAGGGAATAAAATGAATAAATTTATGTTTTTTGGATTAATAACAGCGATGTTTTTATTAGGAGGATGCGTTAATAACGATGCGGTAGACGACTTGACAGATGTTACAGCTGATGCTGAGGAGATGACTGACACCTCTGAGCCAGAAGAGCAACTCTTAACCTCTTTACCCTTGAGCGAAGACGAAATCATGGACAAGGCAAGAAGCTTCTACGACGATGCATTTGACTTTACAAAGTCTTTTGATTTGGAAGATGGGATGACAGCAAATACACATCTAAGTGAGAACCGATCAGGGAAAATCACTCTACACTATATGGAGCACGAAGAAAAACCAATCAGTGTTTTCTTTTCGTTTCCCGAAGGAAGCACTTTACAATCTAAAGCAATTTCCACTCTAGAAAGTCTTAATCTGGAGGGAGATCCTTCGTTTCAAAAAATTGATTGGATTACAGATGAGGGCTTGCACGTTGTCGGCTATGCGATCCAAGGCATCGCTAGCTTCTCCGTAACCTATCTGTCCCTAGCCCCTAACGACTTTCTTGCAGACGAAACTAGAAGAGAGTCTGCACACGAGATGATTAAATCATTGAAGTTTGAAGAACTTTTAGAGTTAACTCAAGAGTACATCGACGTAAATCAGCCAGAACCTAACGATTTTGTATTTGATATTGTAGAACAACTCGATGCTGAACTTATTCACAATACTTTTCTAGAAGTGGACTCGATAGAAGGTAAAAATAAGCTTTTTTACAAAGAAAAATCTGAAATATCTGAATCCACAACGCTTGTCCCATATGTCGATGACGGAAACGTTATGTTCGATATAGGCTTTGTAAAAAACGGGTGGCTGTTCGCCGATGAAGTTCTGCTACATATCAACGACGAAGATAACATCACTGTTCTGACATCAAGACCAGTACGAAATGTGCTAAGTGGCGGAAACATCGAAGAAATTCTAACCTCTGGAATTTTAAGCGCGGATGAGATAGACGCTTTAAGAAAGGCAGAAACAATAACAGCCCGGTTCAAAGGGCGCGATGAGCAAATGGATGTTGAAATACCTCAAAGTGAAGTAACCGCCCTAAGAGAACTAACAAAGTTTTACGGTGTGAGGACTACGCTATCTAACTATATTTACGCATTTGAAAATCGCTAACTATCAATAAAAAAGCACGCCCCACCGACCAAAGTAAGAGCGCGCAAAACAAATAAATTAATAGGCTTATTTGCTACGCCTATTTTACCAAAAATTAGGAGTGATATCTACATGAAAAGAGCTGCACTCTATATAAGAGTCTCTACTATGGAGCAAGCAAAAGAAGGCTACTCGATACCAGCGCAAACAAGTAAACTCAAAGCCTACGCAGAAGCAAAAGATTATTATGTCGTGAACACCTATACTGATCCGGGCTATTCTGGGGCAAAACTCGAACGTCCGGGCCTCAAGGAATTGATTTCTGACGTAAAAGCTAAGAAGATTGATATCGTTATCGTCTACAAATTAGATCGTCTCTCTCGATCGCAGAAAAACACTCTATACTTGATTGAGGATGTCTTTCAAAAGTACGGTGTCGATTTCATCTCAATGCTAGAAAGCTTTGATACCTCCACCCCATTCGGACGGGCGACGATTGGTATGTTATCTGTTTTTGCTCAACTTGAACGAGACACCATCACAGAAAGAATGCACATGGGGCGAACAGAACGTGCAAAACAAGGCTATTACCACGGATCAGGAGTCGTCCCGCTGGGCTACGATTACGTAAACGGTGAGCTGATCATTAATGAGCACGAAGCAAAAATTGTACAAGAAATATTTGATTTGTATGTAAACCACGGTAAGGGTCAGCAACATATTACGCGGAAGCTGGTCCAAAAATACCCAGACAAAGTAAAAACTCTGACGATCATAAAGTACGCCCTCCAAAACCCGCTTTACATCGGGAAAATAAGCTGGGATGGCCAAGTCTATCAAGGCAACCACTCCCCTATCATTTCTCAGGAACTATTCGAAAAGGCGCAAAAGATATTCAGGGAAAAAGCAAAATTTAGCACCACAAATCACAATCAGAAATCACTCCTTGCCGGTTTCATTTACTGCGGAAAATGCAGCGCGAAGGTTTTCAGAGAAGCCGGCGGTGGCGGAAGCTACAAAGGGAAAAAGTATAACTACGCCTATTACACTTGCCGATCAGTGAAAAAAATGATGCCGTCCCTCGTGAAGGATTGGGACTGCGATCAGAAGCGCCAACGATGCGAGGCAGTCGAAGCGAAAGTAATCGATGCAATCAAGACTTTAGACTTCAAACAGTTACGATTTGATATTGAAAACGAAAAAATAGACAAAGTACAGCAAATAAAGGACATAGAGAACGCCTTGAAAAAGAAAGAGACTGAAAAAAACAAGTTGATTGATCTCTACCAGTTCGGAAACATCGAAGTCGACACCTTAAATGATCGCATCTATTCTATCAATATGACCTTAGACGAACTTAAACATGAGCTGGCCGCCCTAGACATGGAGGACGATAAAAACGAAAAGATGCTGCTTCTAGACGAAGCTGAAAACTTTGACTGGGAAAATGCAGCTACAGAATTAAAAATTAATATTGCACGTAGACTTATTGACAGAGTAACCCTTAGCGATGAAGATGTAATTGTCAATTTTATTTTTTAGTATTTACTGTTACTTATTGACTGATTCAACGATCCGATGAAGATCGTCTTTTTTTGAATGATCTCATTTTTGGTATTCAAATAAATCCCGAGCAAGTGCTCCTGACGAAAGTCTTTTAATTCTTGGATCAGCTGATGAGCGATCGCCATACTGGAGTTGATCTTGCCGTACTTTGGTTGAACAGACCGCTGGATCCGCACACCTAATTCAATCATCGCTTTGATCTCGATGGCTTTGATTTGTCCGACGCCGCGAATTTCTTGTAATTCATCGATTGTCGCTTCTTTTAATTCATACAATTCTTCAAAACGATTCAAGACACTAGCCGCTAATTCCAAGACATTTAGGGGCCGTGAGCCAGTCCGCAACAAAATTGCCAACAGTTCTTGGTTCGAAAGGGCATCAACCCCATATTGCACTAAGCGCTCTCGTGGGAACGAGCTTTGGGGAATCTCTGTTTCATTGATCATAAAAAAACTCCTTTGCGTCGGTCTAATAAAAGATACGCAAAGGAGAGAGTATTTCATGAATAAGATGCGCAAAAAATCACAGTTAAATCGAAAAAGCCGTTTCTAGAAAATCTGGGACATCCTCTAGTGAAGGCAAGACTTTCAAGACTTTTTCTTCAATGATGGTCGTCGGCGCGATCAAATCGGGAATCATAATGACTGAGATCCCTGCCCCATGAGCAGCATGAATACCGTTAGCCGAATCCTCAAGGATCACCAATTCTTCTTTTGGTACCGCCAGTAATGCATGAGCTTTTTCAAAAATCTCAGGATCTGGTTTTGCCCGTGTGACATCATCAAAGCAGACGATCTTAGGAAATTCCGCCGTTAAGTCTGCTGCTTCCAGCAAGGTGTCGATCACTTTGCGCTGGTTACTAGACGCCAACACTCGGGGAATCTTTTTCTCATCAAGATAATGCAATAACTCGTGGATCCCTGGCTTCAATTCAGCCTCGCCCCGTTGGAACATTTCCAACGTTTGCTGAAAAGCCGCTTGAATAAATTCTTCAATCATCTGATGACCAAAGGCTTCATCGAATCTCTCATGATAAGCTGCCCAGACTTCTTCATCCGAAACACCTACATAGGCTAGGTATAACTCTTTTGTATAGGGAATACCCATTTGATCCGCCACGATTTGAGTCGCTTGGTAATAAAGCAGCTCCGTGTCAAAAATCAAGCCGTCCATATCGAAAATCACACCACGTAACTTAGCCATTTCTTCCTCCTATTGCCAATAACAATTCACGAACTTCTGAAACAAAATACAAGGATCCTGTCACCAGCAGCAAATCTTCATTGGTCATTTTTTCTAATAATTCTGCCAAGCCAAACTGCCATAAAGAAACGGTTGAGATTCGTTTGCTATCGATTTCCTGATAGCCGTCTGCTAAATGCAATGCTTTGGGAAAATCAAAGGTCGTTAAATAAATCTCGGCTTGGGGAATCGATAGCAATTGCTGAAGCATCTCATTGACGTTTTTGGTTTCAAGCGCTGAAAACAGTACATGGATGCGATAGTCGCTGAACTCTTCTTTCATCGTATCTACTAAACGAGCCATGGCGTGTACGTTATGGGCACCATCGATAATCACTAGTGGCTCACTACTGATTCGTTCCATCCGGGCGGGCCAATAGGCTTTTCGCAAGCCATTGCGAATCTCTTTGGCTGAAAAGGGCAGTTGCCGCAGGTCGCAATACAGGCTGTATAATTGGATCGCAACACCGGCATTTTCTGGTTGATGGCGGCCTAACATCGGTGTTTTCAAGCCTTTGATTTTGCCATGCTCATTTTCAAAATCAAATAATTCACCCCATTCTTCATCGGGACGACGATAGGTCACACGGTACTCTTGCCCTGCATGACAAGCGGGTGCCTGTGCTTCTGTAGCTTTCAAATCGATCACCGAAAGCGCACTTTCAACGATATTGCCAGTAACAAGGGGTGTTTGCGGCTTGATGATCCCTGCCTTATGGGCAGCGATCGCTTCAATGGTATCCCCTAAGACATCCATGTGATCCATGCCGATCGTCGTGATCGCGGTCAAAATAGGAGAAATAACGTTGGTACTATCTAAGAGTCCCCCTAAGCCAACTTCAATAATCGCAACATCGACCTTTTTTTCTTCAAAATAGCCTAATGCCATAGCGGTAATGATCTCGAACTGGGTAATGCCCGTCAACGTTTCATCGCGATCAATTTCAGCAACCAGCGGCTGGATTTTTTCCACCCAAGCGACCAAGTCCTCATCTGATATAAATTGTCCGTTGATTTCAATTCGTTCATTGAACGCTTCAATGTGTGGGGAAGTAAAGGTCCCCACTTGCTGCCCAGCTTCTTCTAAAAGACTGCGCAAATAACTGACGGTCGATCCTTTGCCATTCGTACCGGCGATATGGATCATGGTCACCTTTTTTTCAGGATTACCCATCCGTTTTAATAATGCTTCGACACGCATCAATCCAGGTCTTTGCCCAAATGTCAAACGCGAATGGATCCACGCTGTTGCTTCTTCGCTTGTCATCTCGCTCACCTCGCTCCTATTTTAACAAAAAATGAACGGCTTTCCCAATTTCTTTCCTTTAAACGAGAAAATTGTTCGCCCTGTTTCTATTGAATAAGCAAAAACAAGCATCTCCGAAAGATGCTTGTTTGCGTGTGATGTGCTCATCCTATTGGATTGTGCGTAATTGTTCGATCCGTTCTTGAACGGCTTTTTGTTTTTCAAGATAATCGGCTTCTTTGCTGCGTTCTTGTGCCACGACTTCCTCAGGCGCATTGGCAACGAAGCGTTCGTTCGCCAGTTTGCCTTGTACCCGTTGAACTTCTTGGGTGAACTTCGCTAGTTCTTTCTCCAAACGCGCGATTTCTTCTTCAATGTTGATCAACCCAGCTAGTGGCAAGTAGATCGTCGCACCTGATAGGATGGCAGACATCGCCAATTCAGGGGCTTGCAAGCTGTTAGAGATTTCTAGTTCTTCTGGATTACAGAAGCGTTCGATATAGTTTTTGTTAGCAATCAAGAATTCTTCGATTTCAGGCTCATTTGCTTGGATCAGCAAAGTGATTGGTTTCGAAAGTGGTGTATTTACTTCTGCTCGGATGTTTCGAACCGAACGAATCAATTCTTTCAACACTTCCATCCCTTGCGCCGCTTTTTCATCCGTCCATTCTGGAGCCACTTGTGGATACTCAGCAACGACTAATGATTCCCCTGTATGCGGCAGCTTGCTCCAGATTTCTTCTGTAACAAATGGCATGATTGGGTGCAACAAGCGTAAAATTTGATCAAGAACATGGACTAAGATGCTCTTGTTAACTTGTTTCGCTGCTTCATTGTCACCATATAACGTTTCTTTCGACATTTCAATGTACCAGTCACAGAAATCATCCCAGATAAAGTTGTATAATTGACGACCTGCTTCACCAAATTCGAAGCGTTCAAAAAGGTCAGTGACTTTTTCAATCGTTTCATTCAAGCGCGTCAAGATCCAACGATCCGCCACTGATTTTTCACCAGAAAAATCAATGTCTTCTGCAGTCATTTCGCTGACATTCATTAAGACAAAACGGGAAGCATTCCAAATTTTATTGATGAAGTTCCAAGCAGCATCCATTTTCTCATAGCTGAAACGCACGTCTTGTCCCGGTGCAGAGCCATTTGATAAGAACCAACGCAATGCATCAGCACCGTATTGTTCAATGACTTCCATCGGATCGATCCCGTTTCCAAGAGACTTACTCATTTTGCGACCTTGTTCATCACGGATCAATCCGTGGATCAAGACATTTTCAAATGGTCGTTTGCCAGTAAATTCCAAGCTTTGGAAAATCATACGGCTTACCCAGAAGAAAATGATGTCGTAACCAGTTACTAATGTATTCGTTGGGAAGTAGCGTTGGAAATCTTCATTGTTTTCATCTGGCCACCCCATCGTTGAAAACGGCCATAAAGCAGAACTAAACCATGTATCCAATACGTCTGGATCTTGCTGCCAATTTTCGGCATCTGCTGGCGCTTCAAGTCCTACATACATTTCCCCCGTTTCTTTGTGGTACCAAGCTGGGATTTGATGGCCCCACCACAACTGACGAGAGATAACCCAGTCATGGACATTTTCCATCCAACGTAAGAATGTTTGGTTGAAACGTGGCGGATAAAAGTCCACCGCATCGTCGGTTTCTTGGTTGTCGATGGCTTGTTTTGCTAATGGTTCCATTTTTACGAACCATTGTGTCGATAAACGAGGTTCGACTACTACGCCTGTCCGTTCTGAGTGACCTACGCTATGGACCATTTTTTCGATTTTGATCAGACGACCTAACGCTTCTAAATCTTTCACGATTTGCTTGCGAGCAGCAAAACGATCCATGCCTGCATAGGTACCTGCTAAGTCATTCATTGTTCCGTCATCATTCATGACATTGACCCGTGGTAGGTCATGGCGGTTACCGACCTCGAAGTCATTCGGGTCATGGGCAGGAGTGATTTTTACGACCCCTGTTCCAAATTCTTGGTCCACGTACTCATCAGCGATGATTGGGATCTCTTTATTGACCAAAGGCAAGATCACTTTCTTACCAATCAATGCTTGATAGCGTTCATCTTCTGGATGAACCGCGACTGCTGTATCCCCCAACATCGTTTCTGGGCGAGTCGTTGCGATCTCCACCACGCCGCTGCCATCCGCTAATTCGTAAGACATGTGGTAAAAAGCACCTTCGATGTCTTTGTGGATCACTTCAATATCAGATAATGCCGTGCGGGCTTGCGGATCCCAGTTGATGATGTACTCGCCACGATAGATCAAGCCTTTTTCATATAGCGTCACGAAAACTTTACGAACCGCTTCGGATAATCCATCATCTAACGTAAACCGTTCACGGCTATAGTCTAAAGATAAACCTAGTTTCGCCCATTGTTCCCGAATGTGACCGGCATATTCTTCTTTCCAATCCCATACTTGTTCAACAAATTTTTCCCGACCAAGGTCATAGCGAGAAATCCCTTGTTCCCGCAGCTTTTCTTCTACTTTGGCTTGGGTAGCGATCCCGGCATGGTCCATACCTGGTAGCCATAAGGTGTCATACCCTTGCATCCGTTTTTGACGAATGATGATGTCTTGTAACGTGGTATCCCAGGCATGACCTAAGTGCAATTTTCCTGTTACGTTTGGTGGTGGAATCACGATAGAATAAGGTTTTGCTTCTTTGTTGCCGCTTGGTTTAAAACGGTCATGCTCTAACCAATCTTGGTAACGCCCGGCTTCTACTTCTTGGGGATTGTACTTGGTGGATAGATTCTCAGTTTCTGTCATAGTTGGTCCTCCTAAAGTTACGTTTTTTAAACGTAATGGTTGGTGTGGTTTTTTGGTGCCTGTTGCTGGGTAAAGCACGAAAATGTTCGAATCGTTCAGGATGAGTGCAGTGGTAGAGATGATTATCCGTTGTTTGTTGACGCCTCGTTTGTTGTTCGTAAAAAGTACGTTTCTTACAGAGGTCATGGCTCACTTCCGTGATCCTCTATTGTGTCTTAGGGCCTTTGGCAACCGATCTAGCTCGCTTCGTGAACCAATTTTGGTGACTTCGAGTACTGTTCATCATCTGCTCTGTCCCACTTTGTGGGCCAGTCGCAGTGATTCACAGCAAAAAGCGCCCTAATGCCGAGGCATTAGGGCGCTGATACGCGGTACCACCTAAATTGCAGATTGCTCTGCCACTTTGACGTGAGGTAACGTTCACGACGCGCTTGATCTT